GATGATCAACTACTTTCAGCAGCGGCTAAACAAGTGGAGAACTTCTCTAACATACCTGTCATTGGTACGATCTTACCCTTTGGTCGTTTCTTTAACAACACACTAGCCACAGCATATCAGTGGAGTGTAGGTGGTATGGTTGAGGTTGCATCAGCTATCACAAAGAAAGAGAAACGTAATATTAAGACAACAGAAGCCTTCGCTAGAAGCTTAGTAGGTGTAACGTCACTACGAATGGCGATGGACTACGATGAGCAGAAGCGTGAGAAGGGTTATGCTTGGTATCACATGGACTCAGGTGGTGGCAAGATAATAGATGCTAAGAACATGTTCCCTGTATCACTGTGGCTTGCTGTAGGTCGTGCTGGTAACTTATCACGTAATGGAGAGATGGTTCCTAAAGAACTGATTGAAGATATTACAGCACAGTTAGCTGTTGGTCAGTTTGCTAAGGATATCCAGTTTGGTAATGACTTGTATAATGCCTTTGATACAATGTTTAATCAAGAAGAAGGTGCAAGGCAGATGTCATTCAATGCTCTGTATAAACAGGGTGGTAACATCTTAGCTGGCTTTACTAGACCACTAGATGCAGTAAACAGAATGGTAGGCTTTATCAATGACTCAGATGCAGCTAAGGATGCTAGACAGGAAGTAGGACTAAGCACGTTCAGTGTAGGTGCTACTAAGTATGTCGATAACATTCTGGAGATCTTTGGAGATAAGATTGAGGGTGTGACTGGTGAAGAGCTTAGAGTAGCTACAAGAGAAGGCACCATTAAAGATGCTGCACCTGTACTAAGGGTAATGGGTATTACACAGCTACCAGCTAGAACAGCGACAGAGAAAGCTTACTCTATGGCTGAGATGCATCCTTGGAAAGCTAATGAAAGATCACAGATACCTGCGTATGATAAACTCTTCAATGAGATTATTGCACCCATCTTTGAAGATAAGCTTATGGATCTGATAAACAGTGAACCGTTTAAGAAGGGCACTGTTGCTCAACGTAGGCAACAGCTTACATCTTTGAAGGGTTCTATAAAGACTTCTATAAGAAAGCATATGACAGAGAACCTAGACCCTGATGGTACACTGAAAGCCTTGAAACGTAAGGCTACTATCTCTGGCAATAAAAACTCTAGGTCAGAGGCTAAGAAGTTCTTAGAGGAGAGGTATGGGTACACTGGCTCTATTCAAGAGTTAGAAGGGCCAGAGGCTTTTGAGTTACTTCAAATATACTTCTCTTACATTAAGATGTTTGAGGAGCAACAGAAGAGAGAATAAAAAGAGGGGGCTTTGCGGCCCCCTTTTATTTTAGTTTAAACAGTTCTGCAGCAAACCTAGCTATAGTAGCAGCATCATCAAGTCTTTCTAATGCCCTGTCTTTAGGTCTAGACTCATATAAGTTATCTTGTATGTGCTTCTTAGCTGGTATTAACAAGGTTACTAGTTGATCATAGAATTGCTCTTGTCTGATCTTTGTGTGCCTTTTGGCTTCTTCTTCTATGTCGATCATTACGCACTTTCTGGTACTTGGAAACAATATGTTTTAGCTGATGATTCAGGTGTGGGTCTAGTACTCATAAGACGTTCTTCCATTTCGGTAGCTAGTTGATTGCAGGACTTAACGTCCATGAATAAACCATCGAAGGACTGAACTTTAATCTTACCTTCAAACATCATTATGAGTACTAAGACGTACATTAGAACCAGCCTTTTACTTGGTCAATGATAGCCGGGCCATGCTCTGAGGCAAGGCTTACAGCTTCGCCTACTGCAGCAAAACCAATAGTCGCTAGTGCTATAAATTCAAGTCCTGTCATGTTAATCTCCTTTCAAGAGAGCTTTGAGTTCTGAGTAACCACCTATGTGATTACCCTCCCGATCCCAAATTTGTGGAACCGTCTTTATACCAGACTTTTTGAATAAGTCAAGTACCCATTTAGAATCATTGAGAGAGTAGTACTGAACTTCAATACGATTGTCTCTCAATAACCCCATAGCGCTGGAGCAGTGAGGGCAGTCAACCCGCCCCACTAATATGTATACGCCACTCATGTAAGATCAACTATCTCACAAGTGTCACCACTACATGCCATAGTCTGACTACCTGCAGTATTGTCTTCATCTTCATACTGACTTAGCTCTGACCAGTCGATGTTCTTTGGCATTGTGGACAGTAGCTCCTCGTATTCTTCCTTTGAGCAGTCTTGATAAGGAGCTTGCTGATAAGTATGATCTGAGTGTGGTAAGAAAGACACACCTGACATCTCATCAAAGTGCTTATACACAAACGCACCTACTTCCATCCACTCAGAGTCACGTACTGAGATAGTCACGCTAGGCTTATGCTCACACCAGTGACGCTGATACGTTAGCCAAGTCTCTAGTTGCTCAATGGCAGTCATATCATTACGAGTGACAGCACCCTCTGGTGACTTGACAGGGAAGCTAAACACTGTAGTAGTGTCACCCTTCATCACACATGGTTCGTTAGGTACACCCTTGTCCTTCATAAACTGTGTCAGGGGATCCTTATTATCACCACGCACAGTACGGACATAATAGGGACTATGGCGAGCATGAATCCCAGAGGCTGAATCCACCAGTTGTGATACCGTTCCCGATGGTTTGACGCAGCTAATCGCAGTGCTATGAGGTATACCAAGGCGGTCAGCCCATTCAGCATTAGTAATAACAGCCACATTTCTAAGGTGTTCAAGGGTCTTCTCCAGTCCAGCATTTGCTGATGTCATAAGAGGGTTGTCCATTATTCCTGTAAGTGACACACCAAGCAACCGCTCTTCTTCTGTGTTGTTTGCCCACACCTTACGCAGGTAGGGAAACTTTGTGTAGGATGATTGAATGGTTCCCAGAATCGTAGCCAAGCGAACCTTTCTTTCCAGATCGTCAATAGTATCTGTAGCACGTACAACACACTCCGTTAAATTACAGAACTGATATGGGCGTAGAATGATTTCGCTGCAGGGGTTAGTACCAAAGTCGTAGTTAGGATCTCTCCGATCATACTTCTCTGCTTGCTTCTTAGAGGCTTCACGATTGAAGATACCACGCTCACCAGACTTAGACTCAACCAGTGCTGTCCACTCACGCATAAACGTTTCCATGTCTGGCTTCTCAGTGTAGCTGACACTGTTATTAGCTAAGGCTCTCCATGAGGCAGTCTCCCACCACTGTCCTGACTTAGCATGACGCATACGATCATCACTCAGGTTAGACAAGCTAATCATAGCACTACGACGAACACCACCAACTACAACAATCTGACCAATAAAGCACATAAGGTCATGGCATTCTACACTAGACAGCTTACGTCCTTGTGCATTCTTGAAAGTTGTGATAGCAAAGTTAAATAGTTCAACTAGAGGCGCTGGGCCACTTGCTCTACCACCAAACGTCTTAAGCCTAGCACCAGCAGGACGTACACGAGACACATCCCACTTAGGGATCTCACCAGCCCAGAGGAGTGCAAGAACTTGACGGAACGCTTTAGCCCAACCTTCCTTACTGTCTTTGACAACGACAACAGTATCACTGTAGAACAACTCAGGAACTTCAGGAAGATTACTAACGTACTGCCGCTCGACACTGAATCCGACACCAGTACCACACAAGAGGATGTACATAGCCTCATCGAAGGACTTAGGGTCATCTACGGGTAAGTAGCTACAGTTATACCCAGCAGTGTTGTCTCTGTCAAGTGCTGGTCCTGCAGTCATCATGGCTCGCATAGAGGGCATAACCTCAAGGTTCATGATAGCTTCGCCTATAGCTTTGACATAGCTGTCCTTGCCAGCCTTGGGGTGTACTACGTTATCCATGTAGCGCTGTACTGTATCGCCCCAAGTCTCACGCCCCTTACCGTCATAGTACTTGGCATATCGTGATAGAGCAATGAAGCTCTGGTAGTCTGTTGGTAGATAGTTATTCATCGATTGTCTCCTGATCCCTTTAGTTTACCACGCTGCTCTCTGTCATTCAGCTTGGTCATATTCATTTCCATAGTTGCCTTTAGGTTACCACCAAAGATGTTTGATAGAGCTACGACATAGAATAGTACATCCCCCAACTCTTTCAATACATCCTCATCACTAAACTTACTCTTGTCACGAAACAGTTTCTTTATCTTCTCTGCTACCTCACCAGATTCACCTACAAGCCCCAGTGTATTCTCTACTAGTCGCTCTCTGCCCTTGGTAAAGACCTTATCCTCTACAAATTGACTGTAGAAGCGTAGTGGGTCATCCCCGTAGTCAGGACTATTCTGGAACATATCAAAGTATCCAAATGCTTCTAGATCTGTTTCGTTAATCATTGCCGTTCCTTTATGTTTAGGTTCTCTATTTTAATCGCTTCTGAATCGTAGAACAAGTCCTTGATATAATCAAACACATCTTCTTCATGTGCATCTTCTACTGAGGATAATATGTTGTTGTCCTCATCTAACTTAAGTAAAAATGTAACACTGAACTTTCTCATTTGTGTATCTCCACCCAACGTTTACGCATTCTGTTTAAGTACCAGATAGCTTTATCAATATCCTCTAGGCCATTCTTGTATTCACAGCGCCACATATACTTAAGCACGTTAGCTGCTTGTGGTGCTATTGCTCCTGACATATTCTCTGTCATAGCCTCTATAGCCTCAATACACTCTATCCCAGCCTGGTTGTAGTGTACTGGCTTATTCACTGGATCTGTCATGCGTTACCCTTTGTTTTAGTCCACTGAGTTAGAGTCAAGACATTACCATCTCTAATAATCTCAGGCTTCTCTTCATCTTCCATATTCTCTTCCATTAACATGTTCCTGTGGTCCTCTACTTCATCTAAGATGTCTGGGTACTCTTCCACCCAATCTAAGAATGCTGACATGAGTGTAACTATATGTATCATGTGTGCCTGTATACTAGGCTCTAGATCAGGTGAAACATATATACCTGTAGCTACCTCACCTTTCCACTTTCCGTCATCTTCAAAGATAGGCTTGGTAATTAAAGCCACCTCATCCTCTTTCACTTCATAGCGAGCCATTAGGCTTTCCTTTTCTTTACAGTTATCCTAGAAGTCTTAGAACATTTACCACGTTCTGTCAACCACTCCTTTGGTATTAGTCTGTGTGACCATTTGAAACCATACTTGTCACACCAATCAGAATACCTAGACTTGGCACCCTTGTAGAGCTTTGATCTTGCGTTACTAAAGACAAATCGTATATCTAACTTAGGATGTTGTCGCTGTACTTCAAGATGTTTTCTCCTGTCTGCTGCACTAAAGATACCCTTGGTTTCTATAATAATACCGTTGTCCAACTCAAAGTCTGGTGTATATGTGCGGTATTTTAGATCTTCCCATTCTATCTTTAGTTTCTCGTACCTTACTTCCTTCTGATGCTCAGACAAAAACGCAGCAGCCTCGACTTCAAGACCACTGCG